CCGTGAGGTATCGGGGCCACACTTGTCTTAGGAGAATCACCGTGGCATCAATCAACGTAATGGTCAAACGGATATCGGGGTTGCTGGACAGCGACCTATCTGAGTGGGAACAGGACTTCGTGGAGAGCGTTGCCAGACGCACCCGCGATGGGGAGGACACCACCATGCTCACTGAAAAGCAGGTGGACGTCGTGGAGCGCATCTTCAAGAAGCACTTCGCTGGATAACGGCATGCTCGAATTGGACGACAACGTCGGGCACCTAGACTTTGAGACGTTCAGCCTGCTGGATGTGCGCAAGGTGGGCGGGCACCGTTACGCACGGCACCCCAGCACAGAGGTCCTCATTGCCTGCTATCTGCTACCGGGCATGGACCGTCCACGCGAGTGGCTACCGCGATCGCAGCGACCACCAAGGGACCTCGTCTCCTGGGTAGCCTCGGGGGGCCAAATCGCAGCCCACAACAGCGCATTTGAGCGCTCGGTGTGGCAGCATGCGCTCCGCAGGCAGCACCCCAGCCTCCCAACGGTCAGCGATGCGCAGTGGGTGTGCACCGCAGCACGCGCAGCCGCGTCGGGCCTGCCCCGTGCGCTGGACGGTGCGCTCCGGGCACTCAAGGCCCCCATCAGCAAGGATGAGGACGGCAAGCGTCTGATGAAGATATTCTCTTCGCCGCGCAAGCCCACCAAGAAGGACGCCCGTACCCGCATCCTCCCCGAGGACAGCCCTGAGGAGTTTGCCAAGTACGTCGCGTACTGTGTGCAGGACGTGTTCGGGGAGGCGTACCTGCACACGCACATCCCCGACCTCACCAAGCGTGAGCAACAGTTCTTCATGCTCGACATGCTCATGAATGACCGTGGCTTGCCGGTGGATATCCCCCTGATCAAGAAGGCGTTGACCGTGGTGGGGGCGCTGGAGGCCCGCATGAAGGCCGAGGCCGAGGCCCTGTCTGGGGGCATACGGGCCACCCAAGTCCAGAAGATGCTACAGGTGTTCGCTGATCTGGGCCTGGACCTAGAGAACATGCAGAAGGGCACCATAGAGGAGGTCCTCAAGGGTACTGACCTAGACGCCAAGACGCGTCGCCTGTTGGAGATACGGCTGGAGGCAGGCAAGGCATCCACGAAGAAGCTGGTGTCCATGCTGGCCTGCGCCGACCCCACGGACCATGTCGTGCAAGGTGGCTTCCTGTTCCACGGTGCGCATACGGGCAGGTACTCGGGGCGACTGGTGCAGCCGCACAACTTCATTCGGGGCATGTTCAAGGACCATCAGCGTGAGCTCGTGTTCGCCCTGCTGGAGCACGAGGACGTGGACCTGTTCCTGTTGCTGTACGACAAGCCTATTGACGCGATCAGCCAGTGCATGCGGGGGTTCATCCGTGCGCCACGGGGGTACGAGTTCGCCGTGGTGGACTACACAGCCATTGAAGCCCGCGTGTTGGCATGGGTGGCAGGCGAAGAGCACATGCTGGAGGCCTACAGGGCAGGCGTAGACGTCTACAAGCTCATGGCGAAGAAGCTGTGGAAGCTGGCCTCCCTGGATGACGTTACCGACGAGCAGCGACGGATAGCGAAAAACCTCGTGCTGGGCTGCGGGTATCAACTGGGCGGGGCACACTTCGTTGACTACTGCGCGAACGCTGGGCTGGTTATAGACCCCGAGTTTGCCATGGCGGCTGTCAAGGCGTACCGCAAGGAACACCCGGCGATTGTGCAGTGCTGGAAGACTGTGGAGCAACTGGTGGTCGCGGCCATACGCAATCCCGGCACCAAGCACTCGGGCCTCAAGTGCCAGTTCTACACCCGTGATCAGTGGCTGTGCGTACGCCTACCCAGTGGACGGGAACTGCGGTACATGCACCCACGGGCGACCCCGTCAGAGCGCTTTGGGAAGCCCTCGTGGGCCATCAGCTTCCAGACTGATTTCCATGGCCATATCCGTCGGGAGAGCACGTACGGGGGCAAGATCATTGAGAACATCGTGCAGGCCATAGCCCGCGACATCATGATGGAGGGTATGTGGAACGCTGAGGAGTCGGGCTACCCTGTCAGCGGTACTGTGCATGACGAGGTCTTGTGCCTGCGCAAGACAGGCACCAGCGACATCAAGTTCCTTGAGCGTACGGTGTGCGCCATCCCCTCGTGGGGCAAGGGCATCCCATTAGCTGCGAAGGGGTTTGTGTGCGAGAGATACAAGAAAGACTGATGACCGAGGACGCCGTGGAGCGTCACCTCATCCGGTGGGTCAAGTCCGTACAGGGCAAGCACTTCAAAATCAGGTTCATGCGTGGCTGGCCTGACCGGCTGGTGTTGCTGCATGGCGGGCGGCTGGTGTTCTTCGAGCTCAAGCGACCCAAGGGGGGCAAGTTCGAACCCCTTCAACTGCGCGTGCATGATGCCCTCCGTAAGATGGGCTTCAGGGTGTACGTGTGCCATACTAAAGATGCCATCAATGGCGTAACCAAGGAGCTATCCAATGAAGAAACCTAGCCGACTCCCAGAATACAAACGCACCCGCACCTTCTATGAGTGGGGCCACTGGCTTGTCAGTCGTGTGCTGGCTCTAATCATCATCGCCTTCGCATTGATGCTGTGGCTTGGGCTGGATAGCTTACTCCCTGGAGGCTGACATGGCGTACCCCGTGTTCGCCGTGTTGGTCTACCGACAGGGCTACCCCTTGCGTCTGCACATCAGCCCGCGAAGGGCGTTTCGGTGCTGGCTTGAATACCGCCCGAAGCTGGGCCTGTGGGACGTCATGACTCCGGTACGGTACGGGTGGCAAGAGTTCCCAAAGCCTGCCGAACGCCACACAGATCTGTTCTCTGCTATCAGTGCACTCCGGAGGCTGAATGCTGTCACGTGAAGACCTGCGCAACTACCAACGCAGAGGAGTGGACTTCTTCAAGTCTATCAAGACACCGGGCCTGTTCCTGGACATGGGCTTGGGCAAGACGATCATCACCCTCACAGCCACGGCAGACCTCCTCAAGGAGCGCAAGGTGAGCAAGGTGTTGCTCGTGGCACCGTTGCGTCCTGCACAGGGCGTATGGAGGCAGGAGGCCCGCAAGTGGCAGCACACCAAGCACCTGACCTTCAAGCTCCTAACGGGCAGCGAAGGCAAACGGCTGACAGCCATGAAGAGCAGTGCGCAAATCCACATCATCAACGTGGACAACCTCCGATGGCTGTTGTACGTGCTCAAGAGCATGCAGCGAAAGAACGGGTGGCCTTATGACATGCTCATCATTGACGAGTCCAGCATGTTCAAGGCCCCCGGCCGGAAACGGTTCTCCACCCTGCGCCACCACTTGCGCAAGTTCGACCGCAGGGCTATCCTAACGGGCACGCCTGCCCCCAAGGGCCTGATTGACATCTGGTCGCAGGTGTACATCCTTGATCTGGGGCTGCGGCTGGGAGAGCAGGTGCGCCGATACAGGGAGCGCTTCTTTAGCCCGAGTGGGTACATGGGGTACGGGTACGATCTGGATGACGGGGCGGAGTCCAAGATACTGGGTCTGATAAGCCCGTTGATCCTGTCCATGCGGGCCGAAGACTGGCTGGAGCTGCCCCCAGAGATAGAGCAGACAATCTGGGTGGACCTGCCCCCAACAGCCCGCAACCTGTACAACAAGATGGAGAAGGAAATGTTCGTGGAGCTAGAGGCAGGCTCCACCGAGGCTGTGTCCGCTGCCAGTGTGTCTTCCAAGTGCTGGCAGATTGCCAACGGTGCGCTCTTCCTGGACAAGCCCGATGGAACCCGTACGTGGCAGGCAGTGCACGACGCAAAGCTGCAAGCCCTGCAAGAGATCGTAGAGGGCACGAGCGACAACCTGCTGGTCACGTACTGGTTCAAGCCAGACCTCGCCCGGTTGCGCAGCATGTTTCCAAAGGCCCCGTGTCTGGTTGACGCCAAGAACGAGCGTCAGCTCAATGCCCTGCAGAACGCATGGAACAACGGTGATCACCGCATCATGTTCGTCCACCCGCAAGGCGGGGGCCACGGGCTGAACCTGCAAGGTGGCGGAAACACGCTGGTGATGTTCAGTCTGCTGTGGGGGCGTGAGGCATGGGCACAGGTACGGCAGCGCATGGGGGCGACGCGTCAGTACGGGTTGCGTGACCATGTGAACTACAAATACATCGCCGTCCGTGACACCGTGGATGAGGCCATGCTGACCACCCAACGGCGACGCGAAGTGGACGAGCGCCGGATGATCAAAACCCTGCGCGACTACCGCGACGCACGGGAGATACTGGCATGAAGTGCGAATGCTGCGGTGCCCCTGCCAAAGCCACCCGCACCACCCACAACGCGTCAGGCACCGTTACCCGAAAATACCTGTGCCAGAACGGGCACACCTTCCACACCATAGAACGCACGTACAACCCCAAGAACACCGATAATGGGGCTTTCAAAGGAGCAACCAATGGACCTCTACCTTCTGACAGACGACACCCGCACCTTACCGGAGATGCACCACTTGGGGACAACCCATGTGATCCCAGTGGAGGGGAACAACTGGTACGCAGCACGGGCGGAAGCCTTCCGACAGGCTGAAGCAGGGGGTGACCGTCGGGTTGCCGTAGTGGCGGGCAGCGTGTCTATCCTGCGTTGTGTGACAGGCGACAAGGTACGCCCAGCAAACCCCAACGGGTATCACGGACTGTGGCTGTACATGGCCCGCCTTGCTGCCAGCTTTGGTCACGTGTACGTGGCCCCGAGCCGTTGGGCTGGGCAGTTACCACAGTCCGGGGCGGTACTCTCCCCGACGATACCACTGGTATCGGTGTATCAGGTGAAGGCACTGCAACAGGTGCGCAAGTCTTGGGGCGACGTCGGGCTGGGTCTTGCCCTGTGCGCAGCCGGGTATCACAGCTACACGGTCGGGGACTACTTCTACCAAGTGGAAGGCGACCCCCGCAAGAAGCTGTTGGACGATGCTGGTTCTGCGGACCAGTGGCTGAGCGCATACGTGGCGGCTGTGAACACCCTGCTGGAGTGACCTCATGGACAAACCTATTCCAATGATCCTGTACTGCCCCAACTGCGGTGAGCAGCACGTTGACGCACCTGACACGAACCCGTGCCGTCGGTCATGTCGGTACGCGGTGGACGTGTGCATGCCTGAGGCAACGTGTGCGGGTGCGTGCCAGTACATGCAAGAAGGGTCACCTAGATGGACAAACCCCCCGCACCGTTCGCACAAGTGCGCGACCTGTGGCTGCATTTGGCGTCCGGCTGACGTACCCACTACGGGCGTCGCAGATATCCAGACGTCGGGCAAGTCTGACACGTGGCCCGTGTACCCTCAAGAGATTTCAGCCGCACCGGCTGTTCACAAACCATGAGCCATATCCTTGTCTACGTGCACGGCACCAACGGCAGCGGAAAGTCCACCCTCGCCCGTGGGGTGCTGGCTGCGGCTGGGGGCGTCGCAGAGTACGTGCCCGTGAAGTCGGGAAAACAGGGCAAGGCTGGCTGGACGGACACGCCCCGAGGGGTAGCTCTCCTCGGCTCCTACCATCGGGCCTGCGGGGGCGTGGATGGCTTTAGCCCGTACGCCCACGTACACGAGGTGATGCAGGGCCACGCCGAGTACGAGGATACCCGCGTGTTCGCTGAGGGCCTGATGACACCGGGGGTGGACACCTGCACCAAGTTCGCCGGGTACTTTGAGCGCACCGTGTTCATCGCGCTGTCCACGCCGATTGAGCAGTGCATCGCCAACGTACGCAGCCGCCGGAAACGGGTGGGCAACACCAAGCCATACACCCCGGAGAAGCTGATCTCCAAACATGCCTCGGCCCTGCGCTGGGCTGACCGGCTGGCTGCGGCTGGCCTTGAGACGTACAAGATGCCGTACCGCGAGGCATACCATTTTTCCTTGGAGTTGCTGGGCCTCCCTCTGCCCAGTGTTGATGAACTACTGTGAAAGAAACCACCATGAAAGACGCGTTTGATTCCGTCCGTGTTGCCACGGGATACGGTGTGACTGTTGCCAACGTGAACGAGGCCTTGCCGTTGGGCTTGCAGCTTGTGAAGGATGTGGGCGTGCCCTTTGTGTCACGGGGTATCCCCACGCTGGAAGTACCCGGACCCGTGTCCACCATCTATCACCGCCCGTGGGAGCGTGTGCTGTTCGACCCCGTGCGTGACGCTAACCCATTCTTCCACCTGATGGAAAGCCTGTGGATACTGGGTGGCAGCAACGAGGTTGAATTGCCAAGCCACTTCCTAGGCAACATCACCGGCTTCAGTGACAACGGCAAGACATTCCACGGTGCGTACGGCTACCGGCTGCGTAGTCAGGGCTTCGGCGACCAGTTGACCATCACCGCCCAGATGCTGCGCGAACGCCCCGACACGCGACAGGCAGTGATGGCTATCTGGAATCCAGCACTGGACATGGACACCCGCAGCAAGGACATCCCCTGCAACGACATGATCATGTTTGGCATTCGTGAAGGCAAGCTGAACATGACCGTGTGCAACCGCAGCAACGATGTGATCTGGGGTGCGTACGGTGCCAACGCAGTCCAGTTCAGCATGATCCACGAGTGGATGGCCTCTGCGGCTGGGGTCACGATGGGGTACTACGTGCAACAGTCCAACAGCTATCACGTGTATCCGTCCAACCCGTTCTGGCAGGCGTTTCTGGATGGCGAGCATGCACCGGGCCATGTGCACAACCCGTACATATCTCACCACTACCCGCTGACCGTGCCGTTGGTGGGGCCACACGACACGCCCGAGGCCTTCCTCGAGGACTGTGAGGGCTTGTGTGAGCAGGCGCACAAGGGCACCATCGGGCGCACCAGTGGGAATTCCGTGCGATGGCGAACCCAGTACTTCCGTCAAGTGGTGGAACCCATGTTGCAGGCGTACAACCTGTACAAGAAGGGTCTGGCAACGACCGCCCTGTTCCGCCTGCAAGACGTTATCGCAACGGACTGGCGTATGGCCTGCATGCAGTGGGTGCAGCGTCGCATAGACAAGGCTGTGGTCAAGGCTGACGCGGCTGGTGCTGTGGCACTGGCGAAGGTGCAACACGCTGGAGACAACCTGAAATGACCCCCATTGTTGAGAACACCTTGTACCGTGACGCGGCTGACGTTGCCCGGTATCACACCAAGCGCACCATCCGTCAGCAGACTGTGGGGCAGCACAGCTTTAACATGCTAATGCTCGTGCAGCAAGTGATCCCCGACTGTCGGAAGGAAGTGTTGCTGGCGATCATGCACCACGACCTCCCCGAGCTCAAGACCGGCGACATACCGGGGCCGATCAAGCGTGTGCATCCCAGCCTCGGCCCGTTGCTGGACCAGATCGAGGAGGGTTTGTACCCCTTGTTCAAACCCTTCGGCCTGCGTGCCGACGAGGAGAAGCTGATCAAGTGGGCAGACCGGATGGAAGGGTGTCTGTGGTGTATGGAAGAAGTGCGCATGGGGAACACCTTCTGCAAGAACACTGCCGAGAAGTACATGACGTGGATACTGGAGTCCGCTGTCACCGGTGAACTGTACGGGGGCCTGACAGCCACCCACGCATTCACTCACGACGTGATCACGTACATGCGATCACACAATATGCGTGCAACCGCACGCCCACAACACGAAAGGGACTGACATGAGCGCGAACGAAACACAGGTCGGGGGCGACCACTACAAACGAGCCGGAGACATGCAGCACTGGGACATGGCTGCGCACTATCAGCTCGGGTACTTCGAGGGGCAGGCGTCCAAGTACCTGACCCGGCACCGCAAGAAGCACGGGCTGACAGACATGCGGAAAGGTCTGCACATGCTGGAGAAGCTGTACGAGGTGAAGTGCGCGTGGTGCCGTGATGGTGGTGTCCCGTGGCTCATCGATAGCGACTCCACCGCCACTCGCCATATCGCCGGACGGCAGTGGGGCGGGTACACCTGGACCCTGTACCAAAAGGCCAACGACCTTACAGAAGACGAAGTGAACCTTGTCCGGGCTATCGCTGAGTGGAAGACGATGCCAGAGCTACTGCGCATCATCGAACGGTTCCGTGTGCTGATGTACACCACGTACCCGGCACCAGACGCCGAGGAACCCGGACCGGGATACGTCAATCAGGACGGGGGTGCAGCATGACCGCCCGTGTGGGTGCTTTCGTGGCCTTCTGTGTGGCACGGCATCAGGTGTACGTCAACCGTGTGGTGCGGGGTCTGTCCAAGCCCTGGACCGGGGACCCCATCTTGCAGGCGTATCGCTTCTGCAACGTATACCGCGAACTGGACACGGTGACCCAGTGGATACGGCAGAAGTGGTCACCCAAGCTGGGTGGACATCCGGACGCATGGTTCTGGATGGTGGTGGCACGGCTGGTAAATCACCCGACCACCCTCGCGGCTGCGGGGTTCGACCTGCGCCGTGAGTGGGAGGGGTACAACGACACCAACTTCTTCACCATCATGGAAACCCGCAAGGCCCAAGGTGTGAAGGCGTTTGGCAGTGCGTACATCGTGTCCACCAACGGGCACACCATGGAGAAGCACCTGTACCTGGACGACCATGTGCTGACCCCCCTGTGGCGGAACAAGCACGCATACCGGCCAACACCCACGGACACCCTCGCCAGCTTCCACAAGAGGCTAATCACCGCGAATGGTCTGGGGTCCTTCATGGCTGCGCAAGTGGTGGCAGACACCAAGAACACCCACGGTGACCACCTGCACACGGCTGAGGACTGGTGGACGTGGGCAGCACCGGGTCCGGGCAGTATGCGGGGCCTGTCCCGTGTGTTGTTCCAGGACAAGGACCACAGGTTCCGGGACGCGCAGTTTCTCGTAGACCTCAATGAACTGCAGGATTACGTGAACGCAGCCTTCGTGAAGAGGGGGTGGCAGAAACTGTGCGCACAGGACGTCCAGAACTGCCTGTGCGAGTTCGACAAGTACGAGCGTGTACGGCTGGGGCAGGGCAAGCCTCGCCAACGGTACGCGGGGGTCTAGTCGTGGGGATGGTGCACTACGTCCGGCCGGGGAGCAAGCTGCGCATTCTGGCCGGGGACACACCAACGTGGATCACCAACAACCACAGGGCGTCGTACATCAGACAGGTGTGCTTGTCCGCCCCCTTGTGGGTACGGTTCCACGACTTCGCCATGCTGCGGCTGGAGTGCCTGTGGGCCACAGTCATGCACGGCGAGCTCTACGTGTTGGACCACATCGTGCCCCTCAACCACCCGCGTGTCTGTGGCCTCACCGTGCCGTGGAACCTGCGGGTGGTGCACTGGCGTGTGAATGCCACCAAGGGGAACGACTGGTGTCCGGAGCAGGGGGAACTCTGGTGAGCAGCCCCGGGAACCCCGCGTACAAGGACACATGGCTGCGATGCAACGGATGCAGGACGCGTCGCAAGACGGTGCAGCTACTCCTCCGGCACGTACAAGCGCATCCTGAGTGCCTGCCGTGCTCCTGCAGTGGGTACGAGTTCATCCACCGGAAGGGGTCAGGGGCATGCGTACACCGGGCCGACCAGATGCAGGCGTGGGTCCTGCTGGCCCGCAGGCGCGGCGAGGATGAGCTCACAGCCATGGCCGAATATGCGTGGGATTACCCCGGAATACCATCCCCCGGCGACCCGCCTTTCTAGGACTCGCAAGAACTATTCTTCATTGACAAACAGAACTTTTCTGAAAGAAAGTTGAAGAAAGTTCTTGCGTTCTTTTGATGGCTTCCTTAGAGTTCAGTCATGGTCAGGCAATAACGCAGGGCCAGCAACCAAACCACCAAGGAACCACATCATGTCCAAAGCTACCAAAACCCAAATCGCCAACACCGTCGCAGCCGTGGCAGCAAAGCAACCCACCGTCGTGGAAGACGAGGCAGCCGCCCTGGACTACGCCTACGACACCGCAGTCGGCCGCAGCCGCCCAGTCGTTGCCATCAACGAGGAAGGTGAACTGGTCGTATGCTGCAAGTCCACCGCCAAGAAGCACGGCTGGGAGCTCCAGGGCAAGCTGTACGCCCGTGTCCGCACCAGCAAGGCCAAAGCCTCCGCTCCGGCCGCAGCACCCGCCCCAGTGGCACCGGCTGCACCCAAGGCCAGCAAGGGCAAGAAAGCCAACTTTGCCAAGGACCTCGGCGACGAAGTGGCCCGCCTCCTCGGCATGTAAAGTGCAGCCAGACAGCCCCTGCCCAGTGCGGGGCCTGTAGGCTGCACTTCGCAAGCAACCACCAAGGAGAACCATCATGCGCAAGCAAGACAAAGCACTGGCTGACAAGTGCCAGCCGCACGGTCGGCTCGTGGGCTTCCCACCTGAGACCAGCCGCAACCCTGAGAACCGCCACGGCACCCGGACCGCCCGTGCGTACCTGCTCCACCACATCAAAGGCAACTGCCGCAACTGCTCCCGACTCGTCGCGGCGACCCCTCGCCAGTACAAGAAGGTGCGCAAGTGGATGGACGCCACATCTGACCTGAAAGCTGTGCCGAAAGGCTGGGGGCCGACAATGCGGGCTATCCTGCGTGACAACCTCGCGAACTGGTACGACTTCGACGACATCCCTTTCTGAAAGAACCACATGCTCTCACAAGACAAGACCCTCGCCGTGCTCAAAGCTGGCGTCGCCGTACCTCGCAAGGCACGCAAGGCCACCGAGGTCACCGTGTACCTGGAGGCCGGCCGATACACGGTGCAGGTGAACCATAAGACCGTCGCCAGTGCTGCGGGGAATGAGGTCGCTGCCCGCAGGGACGCCCGCGAACGTGCCGACAAGCTGTCCAAGCTGTTGCGCATGCCTGTCACCGTTACTGTTTACTAGGAGAACCGCATGACACCGACCGAATACTGTATGACCTTGGGCACGCTGGACCACGAGGGCCACGCCCTGGAGGAACGCCTGCATGTGCACGTTGACGCACCGGACGAGGAGACCGCCATCGCCCGTGCGTTGCAGTGCGCCATCGCGGACAACGTGAGCGTCCGTGGTTGCGTGCTGGTGATCACCCGCGTGATTGAACTGGACCCCCAGACCGTGGACTACGCGGAAAAGGCCCGCCTGATGAACCACGGGCACGACGCCCCCCTGCCACCTAGTACCTCCAAGCACCTGCACTAAGTTAGTGCGCACCAACTAAAAAGGCCCCTGCGTGGGGCCTTTTGTACGACTGGGAGGCTACTACCCCCTCGGGGCACCTGTAAACGCGTCGCCTGCGACCGTCTAGCCCTTCACAGGCATGGGGTTAGCTGGGTCAGCTTGGGCCTTACCCCGGAACCAGCTTGCCACCCCGAGGATACCCCCAAACATCATCCACACCGTTTCGGGCACTGTGGGCACGGGTATCTTCAACAACGGCAGAACAAAATAACAGCCAAAGGCCATGACCCCGGTCATGAAGCCGATAAAAGGCCTCCACGAGTACGTGGGCCAGTGCTCCGAAACCGTTTCGGCCTGCATGGTGGCATTCACAGCGACGATGACCTGCGTATCCGCAGCCAGCCGGTTCGCTTCGGCCTGCACCAGCAGGGTCTGGAGCTCCACCTGCCGTTCCTTTTCAATTTGCTTCAGCTTCACAGCCGCGTCAGGATTGGACGCCAGTGCCACAGCCACTTCATCCGGGGTGTTGCCCGTACCCAGAACGCTGGAGATGATGCTGCCGATGGCACCACCCGCAGGCCCGCCCAGTAAACCACCCAGCACGGGGGCACTGGACCCCACTACAGAAGCGATGTCTTTCCAGTTCATGACAACCCCCCGACTCGGTTAGCCTGCCAGCCGTACTGGAACTCTTCTTGGGATACGTTGCCCTCAGCGAGTTCAATGTACCGGACGGACTGCTGGGCATTGAGCATGCGCAACAGCACCGTCTCACCGCCCACACCCCGCACCGACAGGAAGGCCCGCAAGGCGGCGATGGTGATCTTGCCAATGACCCCATCCGCTGCGATGTTGGGGTACAGCTTGTCGTCGCGGTTGAGCACGTTGAGTGCACGCTGCAGGAACCGCCCTGCCACCTGTGGCCCCATGTTGACGCCCGTGTCGAGTAGCTCTTCTGCGATGAGGGGGCTCTGCAGGGCAATCTCATTCAGGTGTGGAGCGAACCAGTACCGTTCCATGTAGATGCGCACAGCCACGGAACGAGGCATGTTGATCATGGGACCGGAGTAGCCAAAGGCACGCGCAACGGCAATCGTCACGCCCCACATGGTTTCACCGCCATGATCGTGCGGGTTGTTGCTGTACCGCCCCTCCCGGCCAATCAGGGCGTCCACGGTTTCATCCAACGTCATAGGTCATCCTTCCGTCTGAGCAGGTGCTCTTGCTTGCGCTTCACTCGGTCACGCCACCAACGGTCGCGGATCGTGAAGAATATTTGGGCCACTGTGAACACCAGCGTCGCGATTAGCACGAGGTCGTTGAGCGATACGGACCCGTACACCGTGCCGATCCACGCCACGAAGACCTTCAGAAAAGTGTGGTTCTCAGTGTTGTCCACGGATGAATCCTTTGTTGTACGCCATCCCACCATTTTACGCACTCCTCAGAACGTGTACTCCAGAGACAGGTGTACGACGTGCGCCCTCATGATCCGGACCTTGGGTATGTACGACAGCCGGACGCCCGTGTGAGGGCTGACCTGCCACAGCACACTCGGGGACACCAACGGCAGCACAGGAGCAGCAGAGTATCCGGTGATGCCGCCCAGCAGCACGGACGGCTGGAGGGTGGGGTTGTTGCCCAGCTTGAACTCGTACGCCAGATATGTGCTCTGCCGGTTGTGGGAGTTGCGGAAGGTGCCCAGCACTACGTCGTTCGTGAACTTCACGTAGATACCGGGGTTCACGCCGTTCAGCTTCTCCGAGTTGGGCTCTGGCGCAAAGTGTGCGCTCCCAACGTGTAGGCCAACAGCAGCGATGCAGCAAGTGATCAAGTCCATGGTGTACTCCAAAAGATAAAAGAAGGGAGCCTATTACACCATCTAACTGACCGCCCCGTACGCACGGGAACTGCTGGCAGTACCGCCCGCCCACACGAGGGAGTGACCGTTGAGCGCAACGGAATTACCTCCCGCCCCTCCTGCCATCACGCCACCGATGTACACGGGGGTCGTGTAGACCGTGGCGTTGTCACCCACGACTTCAGTGGAATACCCTGCCCCACCACCCGCCCACGGAGGGGAGGATGTCGAACTGTTCCCCCGGACACCTTGCCCACCCGCAGCACCCCAGCCACCACCCCCGCCACCGGATCCTGGAAAGTACGTGTCTCCATAGAAGAAGGCAATCGCAGCCCCGCCCCCTCCTCCACCACCAGCACCAGCCGCACCCGGTTGAGCAGACGGACTGAAGGAACCAGTGGCGTATCCTCGCGTACCACTGGCCCCGCCGAACAGGCGACCACCCCCGCCCCCTCCAGCAACGCCGTATCCGGAGCTCATGACGTTACCGCCTGCGCCACCTGTGTTCCCAACGAGGCCGGGTGCACCCCCTGAGGCGAACAGGGAGTTCCATAGGACCTCACCACCACGACCCCCTCCCGCACCACCCCCGCCACCCGCACAGTACGACGCAGCCCCACCCCCGTACCCACCTCCGCCACCACCCCCGAGGACGTACCCGTTGCGGGTGTCTACGGTCGCGGGGTGGGCTAGGTGAATGGCTGGTCCACCGGGTTGCCCGGCTTTGTAGTTGGCAGGGTAGTTGGAACCGCCCTCACCACCCTTGCCCATGATGAACCCGTTGTTGATTACAACGACACGGTCATTTGCGTGGAAGGCCAGCACATTCAACCCGCCGACAGCAGTGTCATCGCTGTACAGGTATATACCAGAGGCGATGGTAAGTGTGATGTCGGAGTTGCCAGACTGATACCCCACCATCGTGGAGGGGTCGAGTTCGTACTCCACCTGATTGGACGTCAGCAGGATGTTGATCTGGTTCCGGCCCCCACCGGATCGGGCAGCGAACGTCATGGCAGTTGGCTCCATGCACCTTCCCAACGCGTCGCGGCTGCGGAGTACGTCAGGAAGAGCCAGCTCACCTTCAATGCCGTTGGGTTGATGGCCCCCGACACCACCGCACCCGCAGGCACAGCCACGGTACGACCCCCGGCTGCGTCCTGCACGAACCGGATGTTGATGGATTGCCCCCCATGCGGGTTGTTGATAGTGATACTGGACACGTTTCCCGTAAGCGCACCCGGCTCAAACACGTTGGACGCATCGGCATCAAACGTGGGCGTGGCCGAATGGGCTGGTGTCAGGGACGGTGTGAATGCACCCCCCGTAATGGTGGCAAGCCCAGTAAAGGAAGGCGACGCGGCTGCGGCTGCACCAATGGCAGTCCGTCCGGCTGCGGCATCTACTGCGGCCATCACAGCCGCACCGACTGCGGTTACGTGCGCAATCATCGCGTTCAGCTTGGTGATTGCGTCCTGTATATCCGGACGAGCATTCGCCAGCAGGTCAGTCGGTGCGTCTACGTTGGATGTGACGACTGCTACGGTAGGCCATGTCATAGTGGGTATCCTTCAATGATGAAATCTACAGAGGTCGGGTCGGCCAGAGTGCCGTTCAGTTTGAACTGCCACCGTGGGCCATAGGTCAGGACATTGTCAATCCGTTGGGCTGTCCACGCCCCGGAGGAGCTGTCTTGAACGATGACATTGGTGTTGCGGATGACAGCGTATGCGTTCGCCAGTGGTATCCGGATGTCGCCCGTGCCAATACGGTACGACCCCGTCAGGGTGGATATGTCCAGGTCGTTGATGTACTCGGTCTGAATAGCAGCGTCGACAGCGTACGACCACGAGCGCACGAAAGGCACTGGCTTCGGCACCGTAGCAGTCACCGTGATGCGGAGCTTGAAGTACCGTGAGTTGAATGGCGCACTTGGGTCACCCCATGCGCTCCACGACACGCCATCACCGGACAGCGCAAGCTCCTGCACGATGATGCCATCCGCGTCCACAGTGCTGTTGATGCGGGCCGACACCGTGGCCCCTAGATCACGGGCTGGCGTCTCGTAGTAGATGGGTGACGTTGGTGCACTGTTCCACCGTCCGTGGTTGCCCCAGTCGTTAGGAAGGGACGTCCAGTCAGCCGTGTCGTCAGCCTCCAGCGCGGAACCTGCAACGTGGCACCCTGTCTTTGTGCCCGTCCAGCCTTCCGCATGCTCATAGAACTCATCGAACACGCTGCCGAGCCGCCTGTTGGGCAGTGTCACCTGGATATACAACGGTGTCACGGAGGCGTTGAACACCCTGTCGATCGCACACAGGGCGAAGGTGTAGTCGCCAGCCAACAGCGAATTTGATTCCACTGGGGATTGGCTGTAGAAGCCATTGTCCGGCAGGTTGTCTAGCCGTTCCATGGTGTCCCATGCAGGCTCCACCAGCAGGCCCGGAAGATATCGTATCTGCGCCCCGAGGAAGTCCACCGGGCGGGGGGTGGATATATACGCGAATTCGAATTGACGAGTGCCGTCAGGCTGTATTGTGATGTTGAAGAAGTCGAAGTTGGGTGGGGGTACGTCCAGCATAGCCCCGGTGATCGTGTACGTGTACTCCACGACCTCGTCCAGTGTCTGCTCGCCGCCTCCGTACACGTTGAAGCTGGTGAACTTGAAGCTGAGGGGTTTGCCCACGTAGCTGATGTCCAGTGCACCGCTCTTCGCGATGGCTTCGTCCACCCGTACCATGGCAGAGTTCAGCGGGTGAGCTTGCTGTACGGTGTCAAACCCAGCACGCACCAGCCCACTCAACGTATACGCGTTGGAACCTATGAGTGCTGCCCCCTCGTGCGCCATGTACTCGCCTCCGGGGGTGGCACCTTCCAGCCATACGAGAGTGTTCAACGCGGCTGCATCCGCAGCACTGCCCGCAGTAAGGGGGCCACTGGACGCCTTCAGCTGGATGTTGACGGACGTGTCAGAGTCGGCCATGTTCGCGGACACGTACCCGTATCGTGAACTACCCACCAGCCGGTCGACTTCTTGGTAGTTGGCCTCGCCATCCAAAGCCACCCACACGCGGCATCCTCCCCAGTTAAGCCCAGAACCACCCACAGCGATGTAGACCTCCAGCCCTGCCACGGTACGCTCCACCGGAGCCTCAAAGAAGACTGGGGTCTCTACAGAGCCTGGAGGGGTGTTGTAATTGTGCGAGAAGCCTTCGCCTGCCTCCGCCCCGTACGCTGGGGACGTAGCCATGCCAATCGGCGCGTCCTCACACTCGTACTCGTAGTCGCCATCGTTCTGCTCGCTGATGGTGTTGATGCGGACAGGCGTACCGTCCAGGCCCTTGGGGGCGTACGTGAGGGACAACAGGTCCAACGGCTCCGCCATCACAAACGACCACGGGAGCGTGAATTTGTACGTGTTGCGTACGGACATCTGACGGTTCAGCAACAGCGTCGCCAGTGTGCGGGCCACAGCCGTATCACAAATGGCATGCGCCTCGAACGTTGCCATGGTGCGCAACCCCCGGTAATCGATGTCGGCCGAGTCCTTCGCCTCCACGATATCCAGGTTATAGTCGTTGGTCCTGTTGCTGTACTCCACCCGAACGTGGTTGTACGCGTCTTCGTTGGACTTGCGGCTGACCTTCACCCCGTCCTCGTCCGGGCCACTGACAACGAAGTGGTCTTCCGTGAGCTCGTAGACTGGGACGTTGTTGGGCGTGTATGTTGCCCCGTTGGCTGTCACAGTCTTGTCGCCCAGAGGCACGAACTTCAGGGTGGCTTGTGACCACACGCAATCTGAATTGCACAGGTCCAGCAAGTACCGCAGCCATTCCGCTCCAGGCTTCTGTACAGACAGCACCGGCGAGTACGACAGGCCCTGTGCCCGTGCATAGTTGGCGATGTCACTGACCTCCCCCGTGCGCGAGGCCGGGAAGTCCATGCCGTACCGGCTGTTGAAGAGCAAGTCCTGTATCACTGCTCCAGGGCTGGCGTCGGGGGTGTAGTCCTGCTCCCACGGGGTAGACACTTCAAACGTGTGGTTCACCACTTCTGCCGTACTGCCGAGGTCGTACGCGGGGGCGAACACGTACGCGAACCCAGAGTAACCCAGTGCCTGCGCTGGAAACGCGCCTGCCAGATAACCCCATGTCGCCTGACCGAGTGTCCCGTTTGTCAGGTTGAGGCCTGCCTCATTGAGGGCACTCACGGCGGAAGCAGTGTTCACGCCTTGGTATGTCACGGTGACGGGTGTGCCCACCAGTGCAGCGGAGAACGTGTAGTTCCCCACACCATCCACGGTGTAGTCCACGCCCTCTGTCAAAGTTGTCATCAGTTGTTCCCCCAGTTGCCGTCGTATATTCCCTGCGTTGGGACTGCGTTGTTTGTCACACTCACATTCGCTGTGAACCCACTGCCGTCAGCAACGATGGCGGGTACGTTGATCGGTGCAGTGCTGCCGACGGTGAACGTGGTGGTGCGAGTCACCGGAGTGCTGTTTGTTGGCACGCCCACGAACTTGATCTTGCCCTTCCACACGGACGTGATCCGGCCAACGTATCCCTCACCCAGAATCATGATCAGGGCTGCGGTATACGTGAAGTCCGTCTGCGACTGCGTAACCTTGCCTCCGCCCTTGCCACCACTGGTCTGAGTGCTGGTGTGAGGTACAGCCGCGAAGGCACCGTACCAGCTAAGGTTTCCGCTGACCCTGTTCCGCCCGTACATCACCTGGACGACTGACCCGTACACGGCTGTCTGGATGCGCAGATTGCCCGCCATGGGCTGGATCGTGCTGATCGTTGTGTTCTTGCCCGCCATGACTAGTCCTCGATGCCGTTGATTGAGTAGAACACGTGAGGCCGCGACACAAGCTGCGACTCGCGCATGCTGCCCAGCACCACAGCACCCGCGTCGCGGTATGCGTGGATAATCGTACCCTGCTCATCCAACACGATGGCCCCGTGGCTGTACGTGCGGCCGAACCGCCACAGCACGACGTCGCCCGCCTTGGGGGTGTCTACCCGCGTGCCGTACTGTTCCACCCATGCCAGATACTTCTCCTCGCCCCTGTGCAGGTGCCAGTCCGTCGCGTACGGGCGGGGGTCCAGGGTGGCGGGCACGAGGCCCACCCCAGCGTAAACCCGGACCAGCAACATCGCGCAGTCGGTCCCCACGCCCTTTATGTCCCCGTGGTGGTGGTAGGGTGTCCGCAGCCACCCCATCGCCTCTGTGCGCACTTGCTGTCGCGTGGTCATGTGACTGTCTCCGGTACGGGCACGTACGGCATGCCCCTGAATCTGGCCTTGTTTCCAAACGTGCCGTCACACGTGGCCTGTGACTTGTCGCATCCAGGCACTAGCGTGAAGGTGTCCGAAGCCGCCACAGCGAACGGAAACGCCCGAGGGAAGGACAACGTGGCCCCGGAGTGCTGCAGGACGGTGCGCTGGATGCCTGCATTGGCCCCACTGGTGAACCGCAGCACACCAAGGCTGAAGTACCCGGAGGTATACCCGCCGGACACGGTGTTGGTGAAGGTGGTGGGGTCAACGACAGTGCTGATAGCTCCGGAGACGGTGCGTGCTGCCTTGCTGACCCCGCAGTTGGAGTCGTACAGGTTGTTCAGGCATCCAGGCTGGTACAGCGAACGAGGCACCTGTTGGTTGAGCTGGGTAAGCTGTGACTTCACGGTCAGCTCCGCCCCCATGTCCGTCGGGTCTACGTCTGACACCGCCCCCATGAACCACACGATGGAGCCCTGCACCACGTTGGAGTCGTTGAGGTAGATGCGCTCCAGTTGCACGGCAGCCGAATCGAACCCGCCTTTCGTGGCGAACACAGGCAGACGCTGCCCATCCACGAGCACGAGTGGCCCGTGCAAGTCCACCTGGAGCTGAGCGACTTCGATGCCCCGTGTCCAGCGCACCCGGTCACGAGTGATGATGGGTCCGGGTGTGAACACGCGGGCGGGTGGCCCCAGCGTGGTCAGGGGTGCGTCGGCGTCTGTCCACTGCACTTGCGTCTGGGACTGCAGGAGGATAGTCCACAGGTCAAAGGACACCCCCTGCTTCCGGTTGTCCAGGAAGGTTACGAGTGATGGTGCGACGTTGGTTTTCATGGCCGGAATGTCCTGAACTCGAGGTCGGTCTTCCACTTACCCTTCATCATGGCGTCCGTGGGTAGCTCGTCGTTGATGAACCGACACCGTTTGTAGTACGTGCCCGTCCACGTAATGGCGTGACCGTTTGGTGGTGGGGTCACGAAGGATATCAACCGGAGTTCGGCATCGAACACATACTGCGTCGTAATCGTCTGCAGCACCGCGTTCACATACACCTGCGCTGTCCCAGCGTTCACCGCACCCACAGGCTCCGCGAAACCCCCATACGAGGAGAGGATTTCAAACTGGTCAGTGGTGCCATCACCAGTGCCCATATTCTGCAGCGTGGCGATATTGTCAAACTGGTCCAGGTACAGCCAGTCGTCATACTTGCCATTCCGGGCATTGAAGAACGCCAGTATCTGCTGGAACTCAGTCAGTGACGCGGCATCCCGTAGGACTTCATACGGTAGACGGTACTTCCAGATCGGGTACAGCCTGCGTCGGAGCGTGTACTGCCTGCCCGATACCGCGTTGGACTCTTTCGTGGCCCACATGGGCGTCTTCTTGATGCCCCACGAAAGGCCCGGAAACGAAGGAAGAATGTTGTTGCTCATGGCGTGTATGCGTTGTCGCGCTTGCGCGAGCCTAAGTATTTGAGCATCACATCTCCGCCGGAGCCCTTCAGCCACCGTTCGAAGCTGCGTGCGTCGAGAGCCTGTATGGTAACTCCGCCACCCATGCCACCCCCGCCCTCGGCCATGGCACGCACCGCGTCCGCCTGCTGGGCAGGCAGCACCATCTCCCGCTCGTGTAGCTGGGTCATGGGGTTTACCCCTGCTGGGATGTCGTACCCACCTGACGCACTGGCAACCGTTGCCCCGAGGCCTAGAACAGCCGCCATGATCGTAGCCATACTGCCCAGTGCAAGGGCCGGACCGACGATTGGTATGCCCGCCTGCGAGGCCGCAGCACCCGCCCCAGCCTTAGCAGCGTCCACGGAGATGAGGCCCATGGCGAGGGCCTTCTCCATCGCGAACGCTGCCACTTTCTTCGCAATCATCTGGCCGATGAAGTTGCCCACAGCCGTCAGAGTACTGCTCAGCAGGCTTTTCATGGCTTGCCCGATTGTCATGGTCTGGTTGACAAGGCCCGTGACCACGTTGCCGAAGCCCGAGCCGATGGCATCGAACATGGTACGCCAGTCCTTGAGCTGTTCCTTCTGCTGTTGCCCAAGGATGCTCTTCTGCTTCTGGGCGTGCTCCCTCTCCACGGCAGCAAGCTCGTCGTTGAGCTTCTGCAGAGCCACGACGTTCTTCGTTGGGTCCGTTGCCAACACCGCCATCCGGGAGCGCACTGCCTCCACGGTGATGCGATACCTGTCGTCCTCGAGTTGCTCCTCGAGTTGCAGCATCTCCATCTGAGTGATGCGCTGCATGTCTAGCTTCTGTTGCCCTTCCAGCCGGGTGGCTTCCACGACATCCAGTTGCTGGGCCTTGTACGCAGATATCGCCTCTTCCGACAGCGCGAGTTGCTCTGTCCGCTGGGCCTTCATTATCTCAAGCTCCGTCTGTGCCGTGCGCTTGCGCAGTTCCACCTTCTCGCGGGCATTGACATCCGCCATCAGGGATATCTCGCGCCAGTACGCAAGCTCCTGCTCCTTGGACATCTCCCGCAGGTCGTTCTCTTTCTGGTACTTGATCTTCAGCTCGTCCAGCTCCGCCTGCCACTCGGCCATCCGGCTGTCCAGGTGTTCCTTCTTGTCCTTGGTGGCCTTTTGTGGCTTGAGCTCGTCAGGCATGATGGCCGAACGCCTGCCTTTGGACGCCTGATTGTCGCCTGCTCCACCGTTGTTGCCCAGCGTGGAGTCCCACATACGGGACATCCGGTCATTGGTGTCCGTGGAGGACTTTAGAACGTTCGCAAAGGCAGTTTCCCATGCCGTTGCTATGTTGGCCGGAGCCGCCCGAATGGCGTCCGCAGCACCCTCGAAGTCGCCGGACAGCATGCGCGTGACCGCGAGGCCTAGTGCAATGATCGGCTCCGAAATGCTGATGAACATGGCGTACACCACTTCCCACACCAGCCGCACACCGTTCACCAGTCCGAGGAATGCCGTGGTGAGGCCGGACAGCGCACCCCGCACCACCTTGATCGCTGCGGGGGCAGCGTCGTTGAACATATCCAACAGTGACGTCACGGCTGGCATCACCGTCTCACCCACTGCCCGCCCGAAGCCCTGCATACCCAGCGTGGCGAGGTCGTTGGCTGAGTCGAATTCTTTCCATGCCGTAGTGGCGTTCAGGCCCACTTCCAGGCCCAACGTGCGGGCCGCTTCCTCGTTAGCTGCGAGGGCTTCCCGGTTGATCAGCAGGAGGCGTGACGTACCTTCCACACCACGTCCGAAGAACTCCTGCGCTGCGATGCTTCGGTCAGTACCCTCCCGGAACGTGTTGGTCACCTCGATGGCGTCCAGCATCAGTTCGTTCATGGGGCGGAGCTCGCCGTTGGTCTCGCGCGTGCGCAAGCCCAGCTTCTGCAGGCCCTCCTCATTCTTGGTGAGCTCGCGCTGCAGACCACGCATCGCGAGGGTGTATTCACCCGTGGAGGAGTTGACGTCAGCGATGGTGGCCTGCAACCCGGCGACCTCGTTGGTGGTGACGCTCAGTGCTCGCGACAAGTCCTGGGCCTCGTTGACCGTCTCAGCGAACTGGTCCACCATGTTCTTCAAGGCGGCGAAGGTGGCCCCCACTAGGACCGCAGTGAACGCCTTGAAGGTGGACGTTACCTTGTCGATGCTTTTGGTGACGCCCCCGAGGGACGACTGCATCGAGTCCACACCCTTGGTGACAGCGTCCGAAGCCTTCTTCATGGCTGTTTCGGCACCGGAGCTGTCACCGGTGATCTTTACCTTGGTCTCTTTGTCATCTGCCATTTGGGTTCATCTCCATGATAGGTGCGCTCGCTACGAGCGATTCAACGTCGCCTTGCGATTGGGCTGATCCCCCAGACTTGCCCCACCCAACATACGCAGCCACGGAAATGTGAACAGGGGGGTTCTTGAGCCAGTACGTGCCCAAGGCATCAAGCCTCGGCATGTCCATGAACTCGTCGATGTACTCCCATGTCCACCCCGTACTCGTTATCAGTTGGGCGTAGAGCTCAGCCCAGTCTAGGGGTTTGAAGAGGCGTCCCCGGCACCTGTGGCTTCCAGCCGTTTGCGCTTGAGGCCGGACACATCCATGATGGCCTCCATCACCTCGCCCATGTTGCCCACATCCAGCAGGTCGATGACCTCGTCACGGGTCATGTCGGGGTAGTTCCGCTGGAGGGCCGCAGTGGTGGCGTCCAGAACGAGTTCCATTGACTCTGCGTCAATCCCTCCCTGGAACGACTGGAGCCTGCCTTGCAGTTCTTGCAAGCTCCGGAAGTTCAGGGGAGGAACGACCAAGTCCGGGCGATCTTCGAAAGCCTTGATGCCTTTGAACTTGGTCATGTCGTTACTCGCTGAAGCTGCGGTACATCACGTTCCCTGCGGAATCCGCGAAGCACTCGAAGTCCATCTCCGGCACCATGTAGTCGTCCAGCTTGGACTGCCAGCCCAGCTTCGACGCGATGGCCTGTGGGTAGGAAGTGGCGAACTGTTTGCCATTCTTCTTGAAGAAGACATCCAGACGACAGATCGGTGCCGCACCCATGGGCACGTTGACGATTGTCATCTTGTTCGCACCAGTCACGGTCGCCGTGTAGCTGTAGCTGATGAACACCTTCAGGCCCGTATCTGCAGCCGCGAAGGTGTACACACCAGCCGCGACAGAGTACTGACCCGTGATGGGCGCGGAAGCCACCTTGGTCATCGGCAGGCCGGATGCGTTGCGCACGCCCATGTCCGCAGCCCAAGTGCCCGAGTCAGGCACCGTGGGTGTGATGGTGAAGGGTGTGGCCGGGATGAGCGCACCCACGACGTCAGACACGTAGCCCGACAGGCCCATGGACAGCGTCTGCCCGAAGTACAGGCTGGACACTGCCAGACCGTTCACCTGCGCGAACTTGCACTTGACGCCGAGGTTGCCCTTGCCACGACCCACGTCGACAGGGAACTGGTTCTGCCCATACAACTTCTTCGTCTCGAATGATTCATCCATCGAAATCTCCTGCGAGACCGCGAGTTGAACCGGCGTACCGTTGACAACGGTGTTGCCGAACGCGTCCTGGAGCGGAGTCGCCCAGATCGTACCGGCACCGAAAATATACTGAGACATTTGATGTCCTCCTAAGAAACAAACATGGAAACCGGGATGATTGCAACCGACTGGTCGCCTAACGTGCCTTCGTCCGTTTCGATCGCGCCTTCGATACGGCACCAGTGCACCAGACCCCCGAGGGTCTGCACATTGTCAATCTGATTGGGTGCCAGCGCGCCTTCGATGGCGTCAATCAGGGGGTTGATGATCGGACCGGGGTCGAGCCCCCCATCCGTACGGCAGTAGATATACACATCCACATTCAGGGTCCACTCGGTGGGCTGTCCGCGCACCGTGCGGGGTACTTCGTTCCGCTGGGCCATGAAGAGAGCAGGCTGCGCACCGGCACCCACATCGTTCCAGTGCAGGAGCCTGCGGCTGGTGGTGCGGTACTGGGCAGTCCCGGCCAGCAGGGCGAACAGGGCTGCGTAGATACTTTCACGAGGGGGTATCACTTGAGGGCCTCCAATACCGTTGCGTTCGTCTGGGCGTCAATCTCGCCACTCATGTCCGCGAGGGCCGAGCGCAGGAAGGAGCGCTCAGGCAAGGTGACGTTCCGCGCGTGCGACCCGACCATCACCTGCACAGGGGTGATGCTGCGGCCAAAGGCTGTCACCTGCGTACGCACATGCTCGCGGATGGTCACCTTGCCTTTGAACCCGTACTCGTGTGGACGAGCGTAGACCAAATTCGTGCCCACAGTGCCCGACACCATGGGGGTGTCTTGCCCTGCCACACGTTGATTGATGCTGCGCCGGAGCTTGCCCGTGCGCACGTTGAGCACCTGCCCGCTGAGCTTGCTGCCCTTCACGCGCACGAGCAAGCGCATGGTCAGGCGGGTGATGAGTTGCGTCATCCCCGCCCGAAGCTGGGGGCCTTTGCGTGCGGCATCCAGCTTGAGGGTTTCGCCTCCTATGAGCTCGCCCTTGATCACAGGCTCACCACCTTCTTGTAATTGGACATCACGGTGCGCACACCGGCGCTGAAGTCCTTCTGTGAGAAGGTGATGGTTTCCCCCGCGAGGCCCTTGCTCACGAGGCCAATACGGTCCTTCTCCTTGTACCGGGCACTCACCAGTTCGATGCAAGCCTGCGCGAGCTCGGGTGGCGTCACGGCATATCCTGCCGTGTAGCTGATGAGCACATTCTGCACGCCACGGTCAAACACGTAGAAGCCCCGCAGGCTCAGCCGGGTGGCGCTGAACACGTACCCCGAAGACAGGGCACCCGTGGAGGCCGGGATGGGGACATCGTTGATGGACACGCCGGATACGGCTGTGACCGGGTAGTCTGCAAAGGACAGGTGGATACCGTCGTGTCCGTCGCGGTATTCGGTGTAGGAGCCGGAGGCAATTACGCGGTTCATCCACGTCTGCATTGCCCCCGACGCAGCCGACACCAGCCGGGTCAGCAGGGCGTCATCCGCCGTGCCCGTGACTTTGAGCCATTCCTTCACGCTGGCAAGGGTTGTCAAGTCGGCCATGTCGGGGGTCCCCGGTTATGCGCTCTTGGTGCGCGGTTGCAAAGGTGTCGCGGCGACCTCTGGACGGTCGCTGGCGACGTCGTTGTCGGTAGGGCTCGGCAATACCATCGGGACCGGGGTGTAGCCGAGCCCTTGCAGGTGGCTAAAGTCCCCGTCAGCAGGCAGCGTCAGGACAGGCCCGTGCACCTTGTCCACCGTGACACCGTGCCAGCCACCCGCGATGAACAGGCCCGTTTCCCCGGCTGGGGCTTTGTACAGTTGCTTCATTTCTTCCCGCCTTTCTTGCTGGCTGCGGCTGCGGCATCGGCTTCCGCCTGTGCTGCGTTCTCTGCCTTGATACGGGCATCGACCTCTTCGTCGGTCTCCTGCGCCACATCAGCGACAGGCTCGTACCCGTGGCTCTTCAGGTCCACTACGGCTGCGTCCGGCACGGTCACATGACCAGCGTCGTCAACATCGTAGGCTTCACCCGCATGGGAACAGCCTGTGGCTCCTTCGGGTGCTTTCATCTTTGGCATACTCATCTCCTAAGTAAAAAGAGGCCCCCAGCGTACCGGGAGCCTCAGGGGGTTGCAGGCCGAGGCCCGGATCAGCCGTTGGCGATGTTGTTGATCACGCCCATGGCGAACGGAGCGTAGACCGCCAGCACTTCTTCAGCGTAGACGCCGAACTCGTGCGCACGGGTGCGCAGAGGCCAGTCAATCTGATAGTAGTCCTGGCGAACCTTCACTTCGGCCACGTTGGGCACGTTGTTCGACTGGTACTGCATGGGCAGGTTCTCGCACCAGCCGATGATCGTTCCGGCCGGGAGGGTCGGGTGAATCTTGATCGGGATGCGCATGCCTTCCATGGCAAACGGGTTGAAGTACCAGCCGACCACACCACCAGCCATCATTCCCTGATAGCCCGAGGCCGGGTCAGTGAAGATTTGCAGAAGTGCGTTGCTGCCCGGACCGGTGAGGGCCTTCTTGCTGATGTTGTCCAACTCCTGCGCGTTCACGTAGATGACGGTCGGGCTGACTTGGTAGTTGTCCCACATGCTGCGGAGCATGACGTCGATCTCGGTGATGGTGCCACGGGTGGAGGCAGTCAACGCCGTGCCAGTGCCAGCAGTGCCAGTCGCCAGCGTGTTCACGTACGCACCAGAGCCAGACGCGAGCGCCGAGTAGATCAGGCCATTGAAGCCCAGCGAGTTGACCGACTTGTCGCCAGCCGTGACGGCCGAAGCTGCCTGACCCGTGCCTGCCAGTGCAGTCGTGAAGGCGGCGGAGTTGATCGTGGTGATCTTCTCCAGCTTCTCGTTGCCGGAAGTGCCGACGAACCATGCGTACCCCATGGCACCGTTGATGGCAGGGGTGGAAGCGAACAGCGTCTGGCCCAGCGTGACCGCCTGACCCGAACTGCCTGCCGACTTGACGGACGAACCACCGTTCAGCGTGTAGGTCTGACCATCGGCACCGGTGATGGTGCTGGACAACGGAACACCGTTTGCCAACGACGCGCCACGGAAGCCTTCACCGGTCAGCGCAACCACGATCACGACATAGGTCGCAGCCGCAAGAGTGGCACCAGTGCCCGAGGCCGACACCGTGGGTGCCGTGGGGGTGCCGAGGGCGACGCTGGCGTTGCCGAGCAGCAAGGCATTTTCTTCCTTGAGCATCATCTTCTGCAGCACGCGCATGGAGGCAGTGGAGCGCACGTCCTCGAACGTACGACCGGCCGACACAGCTTCGAACGTGACTTGGTCTTCTTCGCCGATGGTGCGGTACGAGGCAGCGACGTCCACTGCGGTGTACGACATGCGTGCCGTGCGCTGACCTTCAGCAACCCAGCCCATCGAGTCGAAGCCCGAACCAACGATTGCCCGGATGGCTTTCCAGTTGGTGGCAGTACCCACACCCCCGCCCACGCGCGGAATGCGGTTGCGGATTGGCGTGTTCACCGGGTACAGGTTCTTCGCAGGCCCTTGCAGGTCATACGCCACCAGCCCAGTCGCCTGATTCACGGTCTTGGCGATGTTGTCGTCGCCGGTTGCCAGAGCACCCTTCATCAACTTGAGCGTGTCGTCCGTGACGTTGCCCACCAATGCGCCAGCCATCGCCACTTCAGGCGACACGATGCCGTGCATGTACAGCACACCAATGACGGCTGCGAACAGCAGACGCCCGAGGTTGCCAAAAGTCAAATAACTCTTCATTTCAATCTCCTTGTTTCAACGAACCACTATGCGAGGCGTTTTCCGCCTTGCGAGAACACTTTCCGCATTTCGTAGGAAGCACGTTCGACGGTTCCCTCAGCGGGCACGTCCTCGGCTTTCTCCACGTTGGTTTGGACGGCGGACTCGTCCTCTTTGTTGATGGTCACTGCTTTCAGGAGGGCCTTCCCGTGAGCAGGTTGCTTGCCGTACTTCTGGACCGTTGCCGTTAGGTCCGCGATATCCTTTCTGGCCTTCTCGAGGGCCTCGTTAAGTGGCGCGATTGCTGCGGAGACAGCCTTGTTCAAGGTGTCCTCCGACGTGTTTGTTGGCTGAACGATACCATTGGTATCGTCAGTGGCTGTTTTGGCGACCTTTGTGGCGTCAGCCTCGGGGGTAGCCTCGGCGGCTGCGGCTGGTGGCTCTGTGCCGACGGCTTTGGAGGCTGCGTCGTCGGGTGCGTCCTCCGCCTCGGCGTACTTGAGGGCGTCCAGGTGCTCCGTGGCGGCTTTGCAGGCCTCGTGGATGCTGCCGAGCGCTGCCTTGGTGGCCTTGCTGAACTTGGCCCCCGCCTTGGTCAGGTCGTCAGCCTCCATGGCCTTTGCCATCTTGGTTGCAGCCATCTGGATGACCTCGGGCGTGCCCGCAGCCGCCGACAAGTTGGACACCAGTTCGTCGCACTCTTCCTTCGCCATGGCGGTGAAGATAGCCATGCCGTCCTTGAGCCACTGCAGGATGGACGCGGGGAGGGGGCTGTTGTCGCCCTCGTACTGGCTCTCCCATGCCGTGTCTTCGGCAAGGTAGCCGATAGATTGCAGCACTTCAGCGAACCGGGACACCCCGAAGAGACCCTTGCCCAACGGCTGGTCCACCGATACCACTGGTTCCGGCTCCACAACAGGCTCTTCGGCGGGTGCCTTGCTGGCCTTGATCAGGTCCAGGATTTGGGCAGGCGTGATTTCACCCTTGTCCAGGATCTCAGCGAGCTCCTCGACGTCGTCCTCGGGGGTGCTTTCCAGCTTTGCCAGCTTGAACACCGCCTCCGGATTGGCAGGCCGGTCCACCAGCGAGACCTCGTACAGGTGGATGCCCTTGATGATCTTCTTGTCCATCGTGTCACGCTCGGTGACCTTGCCCCCGATGGAGAAGCCCTTGTACACGCCCGTATTCACCTTCAAGATGGCGATGGGGTCCACCACATGCGCGGAGAACAGGGTCTTGCCCGTGCTCTCCTCGATGCTGGCCGAGATAGCCGTGCCTGCGGCCGAGGCTTGGTGCATTTCACGCACGGCACCGAACTTCATGTAGTCGGGCAGTGCAGCCCGCATGCAGTCGGTCGTGACGGTTTCACCATCGTCGTCCTTGTTTCCGGTGGATGCGTAGCCTGAGACGTGCAACGTGCCGTCGTCTTGGGCTTCCACCTTGTTGATCTCGGCATAGATGCGCTTCTTGGCTTTGCTCATGATTCGGTTTCCTCTTCGGTTAATATGGGAAGGATGTCACATCGGCAGTTGGGATGCAGGGGTGGCCCATCGCCGCCATCACCGGGGAAGTCTTCTTCCAACCCCACGATGACACCGTCCAGGTCGTTGCAGTCGTCGCAGTATTCATCCTGGGCAATTATCCACTGTTTTCCCTGCACCACTCCTGAAGCCTTGTACCCCTCGAGGTTCCCCTGCACATCTGCGTATGCGGATTCTGTTCGGGCAATGGTTTCGGCTCGTGCGGGGTCGAACGCATAGTTGTCTTCCAGTGCTGCGGCGAGCGTGTCTGTGGACCAGCCGCCTTCGATGCTCTCAGCGAGGGTACTCTGCACCATATCCCGCGTCGCATCTTCCAGCTGAGTGATCAACTGGGCACTGCGCTCACGAGCGTACTCTGCCGCCTTCTTGTGCACCTGTGCAAGCTGGTCCTCCGTGACCTCGGCGATCACCTGTGCCAGTGCCGTTTCGCTACCGTCGGCGGCCATCTCCAGCAGGATCTCCGCTAGGTCTGGGGCGAGGTCCGTGAGCTCGGCAAAGGTGAGCTCCTTCAGCATGCGCTTCACGCCTGCCGTTGTGGTGATCGCCTTGCCGACCTTGTCACCGAGCTCCTTTGCCAGCCTCTTTCCCAGCGCAGACAGGGCATCGGTCATCAGCGTATTGATAGCGTTTACGGACGCCTGAACCGCCTTCCGGTTGCGATCGACGCGAGGGGTGGCCTTGCGCAGAGCCGCCCCCAGATACTTTCCCACCGGCTCTTCCGTACCTCCCTCATCTGGCTTGCTGCCTGGAGGCTTGGGTGGCCCACCGTTGGGGGGCGGGGCCATACCGAAGCCCATGGGGGGCGGAGGCGGTTTCAGCTTCTCCTGTTGTTCGGGCGTCAGGGGGTCCAGGCCCAGCTTCTCGCGGATCTCGTCCACATCCATCACGCTGGCTGTCTTGTACCCGGTGAGTACCTTCATCTGTGTCTCAGGGCTGGCTTCGTCGTCCTCCTCCCAACGGAACTCCATATCCGTGTACCCGAAGTACTTCCAGATCACGTAGTCCACAAGGTTCTTCACCCAGTTCATCACGGGCAACAGGCCCTCGGCCATGGCGGAGTCCTGTGCAGACTCGGCAGTGGCCCGGTTCATCTGTTTGACAAACGCCTGCGGGCTAAGGCTGAAGGCAAAGCAGATCACACGGGCCAGCCACTCGTCGTATTCGCCCTTCAGGTCGGGCGTTTGGGTGGCGGTGAAGGACATGCCTCCGGGCACGAACTTTGCGTGCCTGCGGGACGCAGTGTTGCCCTCCATGATGCTGTCCCAGTACTCCTGGAACATCTTGATCTGGTCGGGGTTCCACTCCGGAGGCACGCCAATCATCGCTTCAGGGATGTTGCCCTCGGTGTAATACTGGAGCTGACTGATCTGCCGCCGGATGGCGATGTTGACCGTCATGATCACCTGCTCCACCGGCGACAACCCGTACACCTTGTGAGTGCGCACGTTGCGGGGTTTGTAGATGAGCTCATCACGGCTGTAATCCACCGCAGGCATGCCCTTCAGGATCTGTTGGTACGCCACATCCGGCGGAAGGGGTGTGCGGCCGGACTGATCGATGACACGTTTCACCGTTGTGCCGTCCACCAGCTCCAGCGAATACAAGCTGCCATCGTTGGTCATGCGGGGGTACAGGGTGGCAGCATCCACCACCAGCATATCCTCCAGCAAGGCCCGCAACCACGTCTCCCAGTCGTGCTCCTGATCAGGGAAGGCGAAGAAGGTGCGCAACTCCTCCACGCGGGGGTCCTGCTTCGGGACCTCGGGGATTTCCGGTGGCTTGGGTGCACCAGTGGGGGGCATAGGCGGAGCACCGGCTGGCAATTTCGGGTCTGTGGGCTGCGCAGGGGCACCGGCGGAGGGGGTAGGCTCCGCCGTGGGTGCTGGCGTCGCCTGTGCCTGTTTTGCTGCCTCCTTGGCTTTGGCAGCACGGGCTTCCAGCTTCTTCTGCTTCTCTATCTCCGGCTTGAGGCCAAACGTCCACCGCATCTTGGACATCTGGTCCTTGCGGGTTTCAATCGCCAGCCGGAGCAGGTCGTAGTTGTCGGCCAGTGCCCGCATCTGCCCGAACACCACCACTTCGCCATCGCGGGGGCTTCGACGCAGGTTGTGCGTGACCGGGAAGTCGAACTGCCTGCCCGGTACGCCTTCCTTGTCCTGCGCCTGCGGGGCCAGTGGTTGTCCCGGACCGAACCATTCCTTGGAGGGGTTGCCCGTGATGATGAACTTCACCCCCTGTACCACCCGGTCAATGATGCTGGCCTCGACCGGGCTCTTGGTGCCATCCCCCATACGTGCACCGGGGGTTCCGCCATTCTTTGCCATGTTGTTCTTCCTCTATCGTTTCGTTTTGATGGTAGATACCTGAGGCTTCAAATGGGCACCTAGAACTTCAGGAGCCGTGTGAGGGCCTTCCCATATCTTGACATTCCGATAATACACGGAGTGCTCAGATATGCTGCCCTGTGCCGGAGCCGTGTCGTACAAACCCATCTTGAAATACGGGCGGTCGACGTCCGGATAACCTGTGGCCCTGTTCCACTCTTGAACCACCCGACGTCCATCGTACCCAACTTCCAGAAAACCTCCGGAATCTTCCGACCACTTCACATGCAAGACACACTGTGTCCACCGACCAAGTACCAGCGCAACCGCAGCGATCTCCCTGTCTGCGGCGAGCTCCGCCGGGGCGTTTGCTGGAACACTGATATACAGCCGATTCGCATCCGCTGTCATGGCGAAGTTAACCGCCTTTACCACGGGTTCACCAACGTCCGGATCATCGTGCATCTGCTGCACCATTATCGGATGGTCTACGTACCAGTCCAACGGCAAGAACATATCCCACACGTACCAACGCTCCGCCGCCACACCGACCAAGGTCACACCCTTGTCACAATCCATCTCGCTTCTAATCTTGCCATACGTGATGCCGTGTGTGGCTTTGATAGTGGCTTTCATAGACCAGCCACCGTCGGGGGCTATGGCGGGCACAACCGCGTCCGGTATGCCGTTCGGTGCGTTTATTGTGGATATGGCCTGACTTCCGTTTGGTCCAGTGGCCGCGTTTCCCTGAATTATGAAACCCGGTTGGAAGGTAGGGGCATCGAATGGGATATCAACTACGATAGACATACGACTACCATTCGAATTTGGAAACCAACGCTGTCGGGTCCCTGTGCAACCGAGCAATCATGGCGTCCTCAGACCCGGTAAGACCCAGTCCAGCCGCACGACGAAGAACATGCAGCGCTCGGGTCTGAGACTGCACTCCAAAGATATTCCCACCAGATATCTGCCCGTTCGTGCTCAGTTTGAGCGTCTTGTTTGCGTAGCTGAAGTCTGGAGCGTTTCCAGAAGCATACGTCAGGTAGTTCGAAGAGAACGAATCATCCCGATAGCCGTCCACGTACATTCCGTACTTCCTCGTCACGCCATCTAACACGACAGCGAACGTATGCTCCACCGCAGCTTCCGCCACAGTCCGGGCAGTGGTCCCCCCCGCGAAAAGGGCACCTGCACTGTCACGCAGATTGAACTTCGCTTTGCCTGTAGAAGTCGTTTTCAGTTCCATGCCGTGAGACTGCACTGGCCCAACTAAGTCCCCATTGTCACCAAACAATGCTTGATCCGACGCCTCGGGTGTTGAAAAACCACGCCAGAAAACACACAGTGATTCCCCCGCACCATAGTCGAAATTGATAGGAGGTATCTGCAACACCGTGTTCAGCCCTGTTGGGTTTGCAATTGTCAGCAATCCAGGGGTTGCCCACGCAGCCGCAGCCGTAAGACCAGCCATGAAAACACCGTGATTACCCATGCCGGATTGATCGTAGAAGGAAGTCGCACTTGCGATTTGATCCCGTGCCCATCCAGCGAAGTGATAACTCGGGCTCACGACAGACTGTGGGTTCGTCGGGTACACAGAAGCCCCCGTGTTGTCTACCAGTTTCAACCCCCCGTATCCGTCTGGCGCGTACTGAGGCAACGAGCGGACCCACTGGTCCGTGTCGTCGTCAGACAAGCATCCGGCTTCTTGCAGGGCAACTTCCTCGATACCGTCTCGGGGGTAAAACCACCCATCGCTCGAGGCTTCCTTTCGGACGCCAGTGTTCAGGGAAATCGTTTGAGCAAACAAAGGGAGGCGATAACGACGGGTCATGATTGATTCCTTTCCTGGGTTGATTTGTCGGCAAGCTGTTTCATGTAGGTAAGCATGCCCATTTTAGACTGATTCAGGACAGGCTCGAGCGCATATCTCACCGCGTCCCATATATGGTTGTGTTTGTCCTCGATATCTGCGGTGGGTTCCTTCGTGAGTCTGTCCAGCTTGTAACAGTAGAGGCGGGCCTCCTCGATGGTATGTTTGCACCGAGGGTGAATAACGACGCACTCGAAGCTCCGGATGAATGCGATGCCGTCCTCCACACTGCCTGGAGCCTTGGTGGCCTTCACCACGTTTCCATACCCGTGGCGGTTCAGGTAGCTGATGGTCTCGGGGCGTGCACTGTCCGCCCGGATGGGTCTGCGTTTGGCCCCGGATACCTTGTCGTAGAAGGCGGGCAGGTGGTCAATCTCAATGCCGACCCCGTACGCCTCCTCGCAGACATACAGCTTGTTGTCGCAGATGTACAGCTTCACCAGCGTACTCGGATCAGTGGAGAACCCGAAGTCAGCACCGAAGTACGGACCATCCCACTCAGGCTCGGGCGCGAAGACGTCCACCTTGTACTTGCCCCGGAGCACCTGTGCTGCACTGTTGCGCCTGAAGCCTCCGCCCCATACGTGCTCCGCAGCCTCGGGGTCAATGCGGTACAGGTAGTCCTTCTCGCGCCGGAGCTCCTCAGGGAACCACGGGTTGTCCTCCCAGCCTATCTTCACGATGACTGAGTCGGGTGGTGGCTCCTTCTCCAGGAACATCACACTGGTCGGGTCGGTCTGTTCACCGGGGTTGAACGACACCCATATCTCACTTCCGGGCTTGCGTATGGTGGGTATCAGCACACTCCACGAGTGCTTGGATATGTTTTCCGCCTCCTCCACCCAGCAGATATCGATCCCCTCAAACGACTTGATACTGGTGACGTTATTCCGTATGCCCGCAAAGTAGAACTCAGAGCCAACATCGTTGACAATGGTTTTCTTCTGCACCTGATATATCGCCTGCATGTTGGGCGACGACATTATCTGGTCGGTCAGTAGCTTGTGCACCGACTCGCTGATAGATACCTGGAGCTCCCGTGCGCACAGTATCCGTAGAGGCTTCTCGCACGCCTTCAGCAGCAGGGCACGCGCAAAGCCCCACGACTTCGCGCCACCCCGACCCCCATGCGCCACCTTGTACCGGGCAGGCTGGAACAGGAACTGGAGCTTCTCAGGGAACTGCCACTTGTCCAACTGGGCCTCGGTAGGGGCGTCCCGTTTGTAGTGGTCCTTATACGGACCAACAGGAGCCACAGGCGGGGCCAAGAGCTCCTCAACCGTGTAGGCCATACCCTAGTCCGCCTTTTTGTCCGCGACGTCTGTAGGCGGGAGCAGTGCTGCGGGTGGTGGGGCCTTGACAAACTCCACAAGAAACCGCGTGCCCAGCCCAGCCGCAGCACCCGGAGTCGGAGTGCGGAGCTCGATACTGCTGATCTTCGCATGCAGGTATGGCGCAGCCTTCTCGGCATAGGGGAACGCGGCGATTGGCCCGCCCAGCCTGTACGCCCTGCGCATGGCCTCAATCATCACGTCCAGAGGGGTCGCACTGGTGGGGAGCTCGGGCATGGGCTCTTCACCCCAGTTTCCTTTGATGGCTAACCCCTTGTTGATGCGATCCGCCGCCTTGCTCGCCGCACCCCGTGTCCGTGCCCGTGCTGTGGGCTTGGACCCCGGCCGACCGGGTGGCTTCTTCACAGGGGCCTTCTTCGCAGGCGGTTTCTTGATCAGTGACCGGGTGCTCATTATCTTCCTTCGACAGTTATCGGACTGGGATTAGTATGGCATATCCGTTAATCTGCAGTGCCGTTCGTCAGCTATTTCAACTGAAGTCGTCAGCTATTTCAACTGAAGTCGTCAGCTATTTCAACTGAAGTCGTCAGCTATTTCAACTGAAGTCGTCAGCAGCGTTTTCCGCCGGGCCATCGTCGTCCGTCTGTGGGGGTGTGCGCAGAGACCGCCACATTTCGTTGAACCTTGATTTCCCGCCACCTGGAGCACCACCATACCTCTTCAGCCCATCCAGGATTTCACCCATATCCGCAGGTGCTGGCGTGAAAGTATGTAAGTGAATATCAAGACCCCACGAGATGATATCCGCCGATAACCTGCTCCCATATTCTGTATGAATAAAGGCTAGGCTTAATTGCACGACCGGTTCCTGAGCAGTTCCATATCTTGACCGGTTCCAGTTGAATGGAACTGCTCCCGATTTCTTCACCGTTAGTTCTTGTGAACCTTCAAACGAGTTGGCACTGGTGGCACTGGTGGCCCCGTTTGGTCCGTTGCTAGGCTGGCCGACGATTTGCGTTGTTTTATTCACTGGTTCCATCTTTCTATATTCGGGAAGTGTGGAGCGGTGCCAGTACCCCATAAAGGGGTGGTACTGGAACCACTCGCTTCCACTGAGCAGTTCCGGCTCTACTGGAACTGGTTCCATATGATGGAACTGCTCGTTTGTTAATCACTTTTTGCGCTCTTGTACGAGTAATTTTGCATATGCCCTGCCGTCCGTTGTCAGCCTGCACATGCGAGCACCCCGTGGGCCATCTTCCATTTCCACGTAGTCATGTGAGTCGGCCCAGTCCATAATCTCTTGCATGTTGCGCTTGTGCACATGCGCCCCGACAGAGAGCTGTGTGCTGGTGGCAAAGTCGTCCAGGCTGAGCATGTACATCAGCACCTTGTTTGCGTACGTGCGCATTACCGTTTCGGCTTGCTCGGCTTTGGCCTCTTGCCGTGCTGCAGCTATCTGCCCATCACCCAACGGTACGATTTCCGGCCGGGGGATGAGGAGTGGCCCCCTGCGCTCAAACACCTGCTGTTCCATAGGTGCCGAGTAGTTGTGCTTCACGTGCTGCGTGACCACGTACCGGCTGGACGTTTCCCGGCTGGGGGGTAGCCCGTACATGGGGGCGTCCTTGGCTGGCATGGACATGCACACGGTCACAGAGCGGGCGTTGTCCGCAAAGCTGGACGCACCCCTCAGCGCTCCTTGGTTAATCTCGCCTAGGGACACCCACGACGCCGCCTTGGACATATGGTGCAGCACCACCACAGCACAATCCCCTTGCTTTGCTATGGCCCCGAGCATCTGCATGTATGCGGCCATGTCGGCGATGTTGTTCTCTTCTAGCTGGTGGGTGTACACAGCAGGGTCAAGGACTAGGAGCTTGATGCCCGCGTGCCGTATCAGGCCAATGAGCCAGTCCACCCGGTCGGTGCGCTCGGCCGCACTGTACCGATCCACCTTGTTTGCCAGCACCCACGCAAGGGCCTCTTCATCGGCTGCGTACATATGCAGGTTCTTGCGCACGCTGCCCCGTATGTCGTGCAACAGATCAAGCATCCCATCGTCCTGCTCAGTGAGGGCCTTGGTCAGCGCATGTACGCGTCCATGTAGCTCTTGCTTATCATCCTCATACGACACGTACAGGCTTCGCAGTGGCTCGTTAACTGTGAAGCCCGCCCAGCCCTTGCCCAGTGCAGCGTGAACCAGTAGATGGAGCATAAGCATGGACTTGGAGACGCCACCTGGACCCGCCACGACCGTGACCTTGCCCACCGGAGCGAACTGGGGGATTGCCCACTCCCTAGGGACAGGTGCACTATCAAGCATGCGACCGAGATCTGCCTTGCCCAGAAACGTGTCGTAGTCATCCAGTACGCCTGCCTCAGTCTGCTGTTCGGGAGTAAGGTGTTTGTTCTCAGTGAGCCACCGGACGAGCCCGGCGAAGGTGAGATGAGGAACACCATCCACATCAGGAGCAGTGTCAAAGCACTTAACAGCCGGACGAGGATTCCCATCGAAGTGGGCCTCGTAGTACACAGTCTGAGTTTCATTTTCTGCCTCGTGTTGGTCCAGGTGCGGGCACGTGATGAAGTGCATGCCCTTGTGTTTGGGATTGGGTTGCAGGTACAGGCCAGCCGCCTTCAGGGCGTGCAGGATGGGGTCTGTCTTGACGTCGTCGGGTATGTCGGCGGGGGCCTTGCCTCGGGGCGCGTCAAACTGGGTCACTGGTGCCCATGCCTTGCCCGTGGCGTACCCCTCGTAGAAGGTGCCCCCCTTGAGCCGGGTGGGCAGGTACATCGGCTGCGACAGCACCCACGACTCGGGCCTGCACCAGTCGTCCAGTTCTAGGGTGCGTGCTGCCTTGATGGTGCTGGCCTTGAGCGCTGCCTGCATGTGGTCTGCATCGCCCTCTATGGCCTTGCCCAACGGCAGGACTACACGGTAACGGGGCCTGTCCGGGGTGTGGCTGATGCTGGTGTACACCCAGCCCTCGCCCTTGAGTGCCTTCAGCCGTTTGAGCACTTCCTCGGGTGGGTCAGGCTGTTCGCCCGTGGGGTCGTCTTGCTCGATGTCCAGCGTGAGCAGGGTGCGCGACGTTACGTTACGGTCGTCACGTTTGCCCTCTAGCGTACCGCCGACGAAGTACGGCAAGTGTTTCTTGACGTTGCTGCGTTCCTTCTTGGGACTGTTGTGGTACGTGATGGAGGGCACGTCTAGCTGGAAGGGCTTGCGGTAGGCCTCACGCAGGTCGGCAAGGGTGGCTTCCTCATCAGACGCTAGAACGCGCGTGTTGAGAACGCCACCTTGCGTGACGTAGCTGTAGGGGTTGTTCATTGATAGGTGTCTCTGTTCCGTGGTGGGGTTGCTATTGTGCCCCCGAGCGTACCCGCGTACATGGGGTCCCCCGATACCATCGGTATCCATGCAGGGCTGGGCGTGCTGGGGTACAGTGCCTCCTGTGCCCCCGCCACCCTCCAGACCCCTCACTGGCAAGTCTGTTTCCATGGTGGTTCCTTGTATTCGCCCGTGAGTGGGGTGGTGGGGGCATCTTTCTCGCGGTGGTTCCCTTGTGGCGGTTGTGCTTGCACTGTTGGCCCGCCTTTCAGCCCCCTGTTGTTCACTCGGCAGGGGGTTTTTCTTTGCCTGTGCTTCATTGACAGTTCAGACTATTCTGGGAATATTTGAAGAAAGTTCTTGCGTTGCGTGAAGGAACCCACGACACTTGAATCAACAGCAACCCACCGGAGAAACCCAAATGTCCCAACAGCAAATCGCCCTCGCCAACGCAATGGAAACCCAGCGTCCCTTCTCATGGCTGCGCTGCATGGCTCACAAAACCCATTGCGTGCAGGCTGGTGTCTACATCACGTACACGCAAGAGTACTTCGCAAAGTACATCGCCAAGTAATCAACCCGCCCCTTCGGGGGCACCCCTAGGAGAAACCACCATGTCCAAGTACCTCGAACTCACACCGAACAAAACATACGCAACCGCAGCCAATGCCATCAAGGCAGTGGAAAAGGTCTTCCCGCCCACAGGCGACAACAACCTCACATATTTTCTGGCCCGCACGTTGGACGAAAAGGCCCGGTTCTTCCCAGTGTTCCTCGGGGAACGCGCAGTGCAGCACGGTGCACACTTCCACTTCAACGTCGCGGGCTGAGTGCCCGTCACCCTGCCCCACGCACAAGGCCCTTCGGGGCCTTTAGATTTCTTCAAATATTCCCAGAATAGTTCTAGGATGTTCTTTGGTTTGCCCTGACACTTGAATCAACAGCAACCCACCGGAGAAACCCAAATGCCCAACGCAGAACACAACCGCACCATCCAAATCAAGCACCTGGAAGGCAAGCGTGCAGGCACTGTCACCCCGTACCGTATCACCGTTCGCTGCGCCGAGTCAGATAAAGCCCTCACGCAAGAACTGCTGGAAATGTTCTGGCCTGTTGGCAGCACGCACAGCCACTATCTGTTCGGTCGCATCCAAGTTGTCGCAATCTAACCCCAAGGAGAACCACCATGGCCCACATTGAAACCGTCAAACTGTCCGTCCGTCAAGATGGCACCCCTTGGTACGCCCAAGACATGCCACTGGCCGAGGCTGTCAAGCGCATCCACACCCTTGGCCGCAAGCGCACTGTCTTCCTCGCAGTGAACCACAAAGCCCCCGACGCCACCAAGGAGGACAGCTACTGGCCTGTTTACGGCACCGTCAAGGTGAACCGTGCCGTGGCCGAGGCCTTTGTGAAGTCCGCGTACGAGCACTTCGACAAGCGTGGGGCACTCGTCCACCTGTCATGGTGCGACACCTGCCTGTTCGTGGGTTGAGTGCCCAGCCGCCTAGCCCCTGCACCGGGGGTTATGGGCTGCGCACTTTCGCCAGCACCACAAGGAGAACCACATGAACCCCGAAGAAAAGCAGGCAGTCGCCTCCATCACTCCGAGCAAGGTGTTCCGCTACGAACTGCGCCTGCGGGTGTTGGCTGCGGTAGTACCGGGCAAGCCCATCCTCGCGCACAACCGGCTGGAACTGGTGGACTTGCTGGTGGCCACCAGCCCGGACATCGAGGCCCTGGACCCCGTACGTGAGGCCATGATCCACGGCAAGGACCGCAACTGGCCCGACCACCCGCACGTCCGCGCAGTGGTGGAGGCCACCCTTGCCATGCACCCTGAGCAGCGATGGGGCGTGGTTGTTGAATTTGCGTACGTGTGCCCGTAGTACACTAGACCACGCGCCACCATGCGTCTACCGCCCCTTCGGGGGCATTCTGTTATCACCAAGGAAACCACCATGACCAAGATATTCGAATTCCCCAAGTACGAGCAGCACCCCCTCGCGTCCAAGCTGATGCCGGGTGGCATGGACGAGGCTGAGTTCACCGCCTTCTGTGAGGACGTGGAGCAGCGTGGCGTCATCATGCCAATCACCCTGTACGAGGGCAAGGTGCTGGATGGCTGGCACCGTTACCGGGCAGCGCAACGCACGGAGACCTCCTTCAAGGAGCTGGAGTACAAGGGTAAGGACCCCGCAGGCTACATCGCCAGCGTGAATGTGCTCCGGCGCAAGCTGGGGTCGCTGCAACGGGCACTCGTGGGCGTACGCCTGCACCGTGACCACAACCTGACCCAGCGCGACGTCTGCCGCAAGCTGGGCATCAGCAACGAGGTCGTGAACCTTGTGATCCGGGCGGTGGACAGCAAGAACGCAAAGCTGATCAAGCGCATCGAGTCTGACACCGACTTCACCCGTGGCATGCTGCGCGATGAGCTGGAAGACCTTGGGTTGTTGCGCCAGAAGGCGGTGGAGGAGGCTCCCCGTGGTCCGACCAGTGTGTTCGACTATGCGGGCAAGGCCCCCGTGGACGACACCGACGCCATTCTGGGCAACTCGCCCGATACCGATGGTATCACGTACGAGGACGACGACACTGGCCCCGTGGGTAACGCGAAGCCCCTGCCCGACACGGGTAAGAAGGCAGCACACCCAGAACGCAGGGCAAAGGAAACCGCAGCCCAACGCCTGTCGGAGCAGTTCAAGGCCCTCATGGAGGACGAGAAGGTATCCTTCCTGCAGATGATCTGGCCCGAGGCCCGTGGTCTGGCGGCTGGTGCGGGCCTCAAGTACAAGCCCGAGACGGACGCAACAGACCCCCGCCCCCATGCCAAGTTGGTTCCGCAACCCAAGCCCGAGGCTACTACCCCCGAGGACGCCTTGCTTGCGACTGCCACAGCCCCGTCTAAGCCGACTGGCAAGGCAAAGAAGCCCACAGCCAAGAAGGCGGCTGCGAAATGATGTGCCTCCACAAGTTCGTGGACGGGTTTGGGGGCATGGGTGATGCCGTGGTGTGCGTCAAGTGCGGGCTGGACAAGTACCCCGAGGCCCTGCCCTTGCTGGCCCGCCCATTCCTGCTGTTCACCATACGTGAGGACCACCCCGAATATGACTCGCGGTTCCGTGCTGCGGTACGGGCACGTGAACGTCGGGCTGCAGAAACCCCGTTAGAATGATCACGCCGATGCCCCTCCGGCTTTTGGGGGGCAAACACCATGGAGATTGATATGGATGCAAAGAAAGTCGCTGAGCAGTTTGACATCATCGCGGAGGCATGCGGTGCGCTCGCTGGCATGTTTCGGGGTAGTGGCGGGGGTGCGGGAAGTACAGCAGCAGATGGAAAGGCTGCGAAACCTGTACGCGGAAAGCCTGCCCCCGCCCCCACCGAGGACGAAGTCGACATCGACACGGTCCGCGAGGCACTCAAGGAGCTGATGGAACTGCGGGGCAAGGAAGTGATGGTGCAGGCACTCGAGTCCGTTGGGGCTGGCAAGCTGGCCGACGTGGACGAAAGCCAGTACCAAGAGCTCCTGGACAAGGTGGCCGAGCTCAAGGAAGAACCGGCCGACCCGCCCGAGCCCACCAAGACCACCAAGCCCAGTCGTCGCAGCAAGGCCAAAGCAGGCCCCACGCTGGATCAGGTCACGGACGCAGCCAAAGCCCTGATCGACGCTGACAAACCCGCGTATGTGAAGCTCACCAAGAAGCTGGGCAAGCCTAGTGAGATGGACGAGGCCGACTACGCAGCCGCCATCGAAGCGTACGAGGCCGCGATGCCTGCCGATGGAGGCGACGACGACCTGCTGTAAGCTGGCGTTTCCGGTTCAGTAACCACACACGGGGCTTCGGCCCCGTTTTTCATTGGAGTACCGTATGACCCCCACCGAGCAAGACTGCTTCTTCCGCTTCAAGATGCGCATCATCCCTCTGAACATCAAGGTGTTCATCGCCCGGAACGAGTACAAGGGCATCAAGTGAGGCACTCAGTCCTCAGCCCCAGTAGCTCTCACCGTTGGCTGGTGTGTCCAGGCAGCGTAGAGGCCAACAGGGGCAAGAAGCACACCGACAACTTCTACAGCCTAGAGGGCACCACTGCCCACGCCCTGCTGGAGGTATGCCTGCGGCTGGGGGCAGACCCCTTCCACCTTGTGGGCAGGCTGTTGGAGCATGGGCACATGCCCATAGACGAGGCCATGGCAGACGGGGTGGGCCACGCCCTGGACTACGTCACCGCGTACCTTGCCAACAACCCCAACGCCCGCGTCCTCCCTGAGCAGGAAGTGCACTATGGCAGGCAGATTGGGATTGACGAGGACGAAGACCCCGACGACACCATGGCTTTCGGCACCAGTGACTTGATCCTTGACAACTATCCGAAGGAAGTGGTGTCGTTGGATTACAAGCACGGGGTCGGCATACCCGTTAGCGTCAAGGAGAACACTCAGCTGCGAATGTACCTGCTGGGCATGCGACAAGAGCGTGGCCGATACCAACGGTATCGCAGCGTCGTGGTGCAGCCCCGCCTTCCCCGGCGGAAGCCCGTGCAAGAGGCAGTGATGCGCGACGCCGAGCTTACCGGATGGGTCAACCGTGTGGTGATCCCTGTGGTGCCTGTGGCCCTGCGCAAGAACGCCCCGCGTGTGGCTGGTGAGCACTGCCGATACTGTGCGGCCGATGGCAACTGTCGCGCACAGCTTGAGAAGGTGCAGCAACTCGCAGCGGATGAGTTCAAGACTGCCGACGACCCAAAGTCCCTGACCCCAGCGGAGATCGCAAAGCTGTTAGACGTGCTCGGAACCCTTACCAGCATCGCCGACGCAGTTAAGAAACGGGCTGTTGCAGCCGTACACGCTGGGGTCAAGATACCGGGCTATCAACAGGCATGGACAGCGTCCAGGCGCATCTGGAAGGACGAGGAGGAGGCCAACGTCTTGCTCGAACGGCTGGGCCTGCAACCCAAGGAGCGCTTCAAGGTGGAGCTCCTAAGCCCCGCACAGGCGGAGGACGCCCTCAAGGGGAAGAAGCTGTGGCCCAAGAAGCAACGGGGCGTCAAGGAGCAGATGACCCCACTGGATGAGGCACTGGCCTTCACGGATGGCAACCCCACCATAGAAAAGGCACACCCCAAGGCATAATGGATCCTGCGCCATCGCGCGCAACTGTGTTCAATCTGTAACATCATGGAGTCTTCAATGGCAACCAAGCAAAAAGCCGTCCGGCTGTATTCCCCCAAAGGCGTCGCCGCCTATGTGCACCTGCACACCCCCCGTGCCCGTACCGATGCCAAAGGCCAGCCCAAGGGCGACCCGAAGTACGGGCTGGCCTTGTTCTTCAAGAAAGGCACTGACCTGTCCGAGATGGAAGAGGTCGCGGAAAAGAAACTCCGCGAAGCCTTTGGCCCCAAAGCCATGGACCTTGTCCGCAAGGGCAAGATCAACTGGCCCTTTGCCGACACCGACGATATGGAGGACCCCGAGCCGCCGTTTGACAAGCCCGGCACCGTGGTCAACTTCAAGAAGGCAGACCGCCCCGGTATCGTTGACGCCGACGCCGAGCCCATCATGGAGAAGTCTGACGTCTACTCCGGCATGATTGCCCGCGTGTCCTGCCGTTGCTTCACGTACGACAACGAGTCCAAGGGTGTGTCCTTTGCACTGGTAAACGTGCAGAAGCTGGGCGACGGTGAGCGCATGTCCGGCGACCCCGATGCCGAGAGCGACTTCGCTGCGGCTGACAAGGGTGGTTCCCGTGGCAAGCCCGCAGGCCGGTCGCGTCGTAATACCGAAGACGACGACGATCTGCTGTAAGATTGGGCTTCCAACACGGTGCCTCAGCGTTTTCTGGGGTAATCAACCTTTCACATCTGGAGTATCTCATGACCAAAGCAAGCGACGTCGACGACCTGTTGGGCGGTGCAGCCGCACCCAAGGCCAAAGGCAAGCCCGCAGCCAAGAAGGCAGCACCCGCCAAGAAAGCCGCAGCCAAGAAAGCCGCAGCCGAACCCGACGAGCTCGCCACCCCGGCCAAGAAGCCCGCAGCCAAGAAGCCCGCAGCCAAGAAGGCAGCACCCGCAGCCGCCAAGGAGGCCAAAGCCCCCCGCGTCAAGGAGCCTGTGGTGTTCGAAGAAGGCGAGAAGGAAGCCCTTGCCAAACGCGTCAAGCAGTCTGTGCGCAAGCCCATCCAGTCGAAGGACCTTGCCGCGAAGCTGGAAGTGCCGACCCGCAAGCTGCGTCAGGTGCTGTACAGCATGGCCCGTGCCGGGACCATCGCGGTGGAACTCGGCGGCTCCCGCGCAGCCGGTATGACCGTTTCCCCAGCCTGATCCCCCGGCGTCGGCCGGTTACGTGTGGCCCCATGCCGTGAGGTATCGGGGCCACACTTGTCTTAGGAGAATCACCGTGGCATCAATCAACGTAATGGTCAAACGGATATCGGGGTTGCTGGACAGCGACCTATCTGAGTGGGAACAGGACTTCGTGGAGAG